TTACTTGTTCCAAGCTGCTGCTACCCTTCGTGCTAACAAAGCTCCTGGTCGTTTGGTTGGTGTATTCCACCCATATCAGACTTACGCTTTGAAAGCTAACCTGACTAACACCTTCGCTAATCCTAACGGCGGTGATCTTCAGAACGAAGCAATGCGTAACGGATACGTAGGTACTATCGCAGGTATCGACATCTTTGAATCAGCTAACGTAACTGTAGATGGTTCAGGCGATGCTAAAGGCGCGATCTTCGCTCCAGAGGCAATCGCAGTAGCTATGAAGCGTGACTTCGAGATTGAGCCACAGCGTGACGCATCTAATCGCGCGTTTGAGTTGAATGCAACTGCTGTCTACGGTGTAGGCGAGTTGGATGACGACTACGGCGTTGAGATGTACTTTGACGCAGGTCTGTAAGGACTGATTAGCCCCCTTCGGGGGGCTTTTTCTGATGGCTAAGAAGCTCAAATGTAACACTCCGGTTAGGACTCCTAATCATCCAACCAAGTCCCACATGGTGAAGGCTTGCGAAGGTGGCAAGGAAAAGACAATCCGATTCGGATCACAAGGGGCTAAAACTTACCCGCCTAAGAAGGGTGAGAGCCAAAAGTCTAAAGACAAGCGCAAGGCATGGTACGCAAGGCACGAAAAGAACATCAAGAAGGGCAAGATGTCCGCAGCTTGGTGGTCAGCTAAGGTGAAATGGTAATGGCATTTTCTACTGATTCAGATTTAACAGGAATTCAGCCTGATATTTTGTCATTGGGCATCTCATCATTTAGTGGTGAACACGCTAAAGCCGAAGCTGATATTAAGCGAGAACTCCGCAATAAATGGTGGTCACGCACAGGTCGCTCAGGCGAGATGGATTCGACTCTATTAACGGATTCACAATGGACTCGCGCTAATGCTTACCTTGTGATGTGGAAATATGCACTTCCTCAGTTATCTAACTGGGTGGGTGATGACAGATTTTTAAGCATGATTAGCTTTTACCGTGATCTCTACAATCAAGAGATGGAAGCGGTTTTGGCTGATGGTGTTGAATACGATTTCAACGAAGATGGAACTATTCAGGACTCAGAGAAAGACCTGTTTATTTCTGGGCGTTTGAATCGATGAATGCAAGTATATCCATTGACACAAGTGAAGTGGATGCACTGTTTAAAAAATTAGATAGGCAATTTTCAAAAGATATTGCAAAAGGTTTAGCTGCAACATCTCAGCGCGGTATAGGAATGATCTTAGACCGCACTGCAAAAGGGATAGGCTATAAAGGTCGATTCCCTTCCTACACATCGCAATATGCGTTGTTTAGAAGTAAAACAGGTAGAAGTGCAAGACCTGATCTTAATTACACTGGAAAGATGCTTGGATCAATAAAATCTAAAGTAATCAAACCAGAGCTAACCGCAGAGATTAATTTCTCAAGGTTGGCAGAAGCTAAGAAGGCTGCATGGAATAACCAGAAGCGTCCTTTCTTTGGATTTAATGAAAGAGAGAAGAATTATCTTCGCAGATGGTTCTACAAGTATTTGAGAATATGAGTATAAGAGAGGACATCGCTGCAAACATTAAGACCGTTCTTACGGCTATGAGCAGCCCTGTGTCAGCTTCTTACGTTACTAGAGAGCCGTTTGACTTCAATCAGCTATCTAACGCTCAGTTTCCTGCGATCTTGGTTCAGACAGCCGGAGAGAGCCGAGAGGATGTGACCATAGGTGATTCAGCCATTAAGAGAATGGGAACGATTACTTATGACATTGTTGGTTATGTAAAATCGTCAACGATTGACACAGCAAGGAATGAGTTGATTGAGGCTATTGAGGAAGCCTTAGATGCAGATCGCACTCGTGGCGGTTACGCTAAGGATACTCAGGTCGTTAATGTTGAAACAGATGAAGGCTCTACCGATCCTGTCGGTGGTGTCATTGTGACTGTTGAGGTTGAATACTTCTATACTAGAGGTGCAGCATGAAAAACTTTAAACGTGTAGAGAAAGACAAGAAAGTTGTCAAAAAAAAATCTACATCCAAGAAGCCTTCTGAAGTGAAGGCAAATGCAGAAGCAGAAGCCGTTAAAACTTTAGAGGAGAACAACGATGGCTAATTACAAAGGAAGCGAAGGCTTCGTCAAAATTGGTGTAAATACCGTAGCTGAGATTCGTGATTGGTCACTAACTATGAGTGCTGACACGATTGAAGATACTGTAATGGGTGAATCCGTACGCACCTACAAAGCAAGTCTAACTACCGCTACAGGTTCAGTTACCGCTTACTACGATGATACTGACTCAAATGGTCAGGCATTGATGGATGCAGGTGATACTCCGACTTTGTTGTTGTACTTTGATTCAGATAGCTACTACAGCGTTCCAGCAATCATTACTGAGCGTGGCGTATCTTCATCATTTGACGGAATGGTTGAAACCACTTTCTCATTCCAGGCTAGTGCGGCAGTAACGCTTAACTAAGCTAACAGGTGGGGCTGTCTAGGTTCATTACCGAAAAGCAGGATTCCGTGACCTGCCTGACAGCCGCTTTATCACGGGCTTTACGGAGAGCAAAATGTCTATTTTAGATCGCGCTAAGGCGCATTTCGAAGCACAGGAAATCAAGCGTATTGAAGTTCCTGAATGGGGTGAGGATGGTAATCCTGCGATTATCATGTCAGAGCCTTTTACATTAGCGGATAGAAAGTCGCTAATAAAATTCGCACAAGATGATGAAATGGAGTTCCTTGTTCGTCTTATCATAATGAAGGCATTAGATGAAGATGGGAAAAAGATTTTCGATCTTTCTGATAAGCCAACATTAATGAATAAAGTTGATCCATCTGTAATCCTAAGGATTGCTAATGCGATTAGCCAAATTCCCACTGTCGAGGATATGTCGGGAAACTAAAAAGCGACTCAGAGTTAATTCTGAAATATTCATTGGCTGAAACATTGCATAAAAGCGTGTCTGAAATTGAGCAAATGAGTTATGAAGAATTCAATGGATGGGTCGCTTATTTTCAAATGAGGCATGAAGATGGCAACCGCTGACGAAATTAAAATCCGCATAATCGCCCAAGATGAAGCCTCAAAGGTTTTCCAAAGGACTCGTGGCGAAGCTGATCGTCTTAAAACCTCATTAACATCACTAAAAGTTGGCATTGCAGCAATGGGCGTTGCTAGCGGTGCTTTCCTAAAATCAGTTATTGATACTGGTTCTCAGGTACAAAATCTGCGCTTGAGAATGAGATTCCTTACAGGTTCAACTGAAAAGGGTGCTGCTGCTTTTCAGGCAATGACAAAGTATGCCTCTCAAGTGCCATTTGCATTAGAGGATATACAGTCAGGCGTTCCATCTCTTTTAACAGTATCTAAGGGAACTGATGATCTAAATAATTTATTAGCCATCACTGGTGACTTAGCCGCTGCATCTGGTCTTTCATTTGCTGAAACATCAATGCAGCTACAAAGAGCATTAGCTGGCGGTATTGCTTCTGCTGAGTTATTCCGCGAGCGTGGTATATCAGCCATGCTTGGATTTGAGCAAGGCGTTTCTTACTCTGCAATGCAGACTAGAAAGTTAATAACAGAAGCATTTGCTCAAGGAACTACCACAGTAGCCGGAGCTGCAAAAGCCATGTCCGGCACTTTTACTGGTCAAGTATCGATGATGCAGGATGCTTGGTTTCAGTTAAAAATGCAGTTAGCAGAAACCGGAATTATTGATGAAGCTACTAAATCAATTAAACAATTAACAGAAGTTATAGCCGATCCTGCATTTATTGATGGAGCTAAAACTTTCTCAACAGCATTATTAGACCTATTTAAATTTACCGTTGAAAACTGGAAAATACTTAGTACTGTTGGTGCTGTATGGCTTGGGGCAAAAGTTGGCAGCATTCTTGGCAAGAAAGGAAGTGCTATTGGCGCACTGACAGCTGGTTTAGCCACCCTTATTGGCACACAGATTCAAGCAGAGCAACCTGCTAAGCAGCTTTTCTATACTTATCAAGAATTAGGTTTAGAGCTACAAAAATCGAATACAGAATTTGAAAAGCAAAATGAATACCTATTGTCTGTTAAAAATGGATTCGAGAAATACAAAGAATCTGTGAAAGACGTTACGGTTGAACTTGAAAATGCAGCATTAAAAGGCATGAAGAAATTAGAAGATTCCCTTGTTGAATTTTCAATGGGAACTAAATCTGCCAAAGATGCCTTTAAAGATATGGCTAGATCAATAATTGCTGATCTAATCAGGATACAAATTAGGCAAACAATAGTAAGTAGGTTATTACCTTTCTTAGGATTAGGTGGTTCACCTGCTGCTACTGGGGCTACAATTTCTGCTGCTCCATCACCTGCTGCTCCATCTATGATGACTCCGCTTCCTGCTTTTTCTGGCGGTGGTTACACTGGATCAGGTGCAAGATCAGGCGGGGTCGATGGTAATGGTGGATTCCCTGCAATCCTTCACCCTAATGAAACTGTTATCGATCACACTAAAGGTCAGTCACAAGGCGTCACAGTGGTACAAAATATTAACGTGTCAACGGGTGTACAACAGACCGTAAGAACAGAGATAATGGGTCTGATGCCTCAGATCGCTAATGCTGCTAAAGGTGCAGTTTTAGATGCTAGACGGCGTGGTGGTTCATTTGCAGGGGCGTTTTAATGGCAATCATTTATCCACTTAGTCTGCCAACTCACACTGGCTTAAGCAGCGTCAATCTCAGGGCTGTCACACAAACAGCGATGAGTATGTCGCCTTTTACCTATAAGCAGCAAATCCACAATCATTCAGGTCAGCGTTGGGAAGTAGAGGTAACTTTGCCGCCAATGAAACGTGCGGACGCTGAGCAATGGTTAGCCTGGTTATTATCCTTAAATGGCATGGAAGGGACATTTCTTATGGGTGATCCTTTAGGGGCTACCGCTAGAGGTTCTCTTGGTGGTACGCCTGTTGTTAATGGTGCTAATCAGACAGGTCAAAGTTTGACCATTGATGGCTGTACGCCAAGCGTGACAGGATGGCTTAAAGCAGGTGACTACATTCAATTAGGCTCAGACAGCACGTCAACGCTTCACAAGGTTCTAGTGGATGTCAATACTGATACAGGCG